AATGCCAATAGAAATAAAAGAAGAACTGATACACAAAAGAATGAATGATATTAATACATTCCAAGCTCATGAAAATGAAGTATATTTAAGAGGTACAGATGAATATGGAAAAGACTTTCAAATATGTTTTGATTCTTATGACTTTTTAGAGTGGATTGACTCAGAACAAGTAGATTACATTAAAACACAATTAGTTAAATATATTAAAAGTAAATAAATTTAATACCTTTACACAGAATTATAAACAAATAAAATAGATATGAAAACAGAAATTTTAAAAGAGAAGTATATAAAGTATGGACTTACAAAAGATGATATATTTAAGCATCAGCATTTTTTAATCATTACTCGCTCAGGGATAGATAAAATACAGGCGTTAGAAGGCATTACTATTGACTATGACGTTATTAATTGCGAAAAGGATTTTTGTGTAGTTAAGGCTAATGCAACAAAAGGTGAGGCGTTTATTCAAACATTCGGCTCTGCACTTAAAGGCTCAGGATTTAAAGATGGTAACTGTAATACATTTTATGTAATGGAGATGGCAGAAAAAAGAGCTATGTCAAGAGCAGTACTGAAATTAACAGGGTTCTATGAGCTTGGAGTATTTGGAGAAGATGAATCAGAAAGTTTTAAAAAACAATAATTAATTAATAAAGTCCTGCAAAAACAGGCACAATAAAAATGGAAGTAAAAGGAACAGTAAAATTAATAGCACCTGCCGAAACAGGAGTAAGTAAATCAGGGAAAGCGTGGAAAAAACAAGTTATCGTAGTAGATACAGGAGCAGACTATAACCCTGATATTGCAATTCAAGCTTTTGGAGATGATAAGATTAAAGACTTAAATAAGTTAGCAGTAGGAGATTCAGTTTTAATTAAGTGTAATGTATCATCAAGAGAGTACAATGGAAAGTATTTCCACAATATAGATGGATGGTGGTTTACTAAAAATACTAAAGAAGAAGCACCTGTAGTATCTGAATCTGATGATTTACCGTTTTAAGATGACTGAAGAATATAACTTTAAATGCATATGCAGTCTTACTACTAGAGTTCTAGGGTTTCCTGATGGTTCGCTTTCTACAAAAAATAGGAAGCGACCACTACAGGCAGCTAGAGCAGTAGCTAGTTACATAGCGAGGACTGAAGAAGATATACACAGGTCAATAATTGGTAAAGTTCTTAATAGAAATAGGAGTAATATTTATCACTATGAACGAACTCATAAAAAATATTTTTCTACTTGTTTAGTTTACAGGAATACTTTTGAGAAAGTTTATAAAGCCTATTTAGATATAGATGGTACAAAAGAAATATTTACTGACAAAGACTTTATGAAAAGCTATTTACTTAAAAATGGAGTTTCTGAAAAACTAAATTGTGATGTAAAACTAAAAATTAAAAGCGGTAGAGTTACTTGTACAATAAAAACTTCTTATTTTGACTTCTCTAATCAATTAGAAAATATTAAATTAGCCCTCAAAAATTATCATTATTCTGTAAAAATTATATGAAACACTTACTAAGCAGTTCAGCATTTATAGTGTTAAACAAACAATTAGCAAAGCAGGTAGGATTAAAAGAAGCAGTCCTACTTGCTGACCTAATCTCAAAAGAAGAATACTTTATTTCTAAAGGTATGACTGATGGCTGGTTTTTTAATACTGAAGCTAATATAGAAGCTGATACTACGCTAAACTCATATCACCAAAGAAAGTGTCTTAAAACGCTTAGAAAGTTTAAAATAATAGAAACTAAGCGTATGGGAATACCTGCAAAACAATATTTTAAAATAAATGAATTACAAGTCCTTCAAATTTTAAACAACTTGTCCGATAAAAATTTAACAACTATTAATAAGAATAAAGAAATAATAATAACTAATAATATATCTAATAGACGTGATGATTTTGTTTTTGAGGTTTTGACTTTTGAATACGATGAAAGTATTTTAAATGGATTTATAGATTATTGGACTGAGCCAAATAAGTCAAATACTAAGATGAAATTTGAATTAAATAAAACTTGGAAAACAGCGTTAAGATTAAAGACTTGGGCAGCAAATCAAAAAAAATGGGATAAACCAAAATCAAATTCAAAAGGAATGAGTAAGTTAGACGCTCAAATTAATGAATGGCAAAAAGCAAAAGAATTATTATGATACCACTAAAAAAAGAAGAACTAAAATTACTTACTGAAAAGGTTTTAGACTTATTAGGCAAGACATCAGTAGAGATAGGACACAGGTCAGATGCTAAAACTCTAGCAAGTCTAAGTAAGATATTTGCTCAGGATTTAATACAAGAAAAACGATTTGGCAATATGACGTGGAATCAAATATTAGATGCCTTCCATATAGGAGTTAGGTTTGGTAAAGATGAACCATTCTTAAATATTAGAACCTTTTATAAATGGGTTTATGCTCATAAATTAAAAATTGATGATGCAACTTATCAAGTAAGGACTTTAGGACAGCCAAAAGAAAAGACTCCTTATTATCAAGAACCAATTAAATTATTAAAATGAAAAAAGAAAAATTATACAGTCCTGAAAAAACAGGAACTTTTAAGATGATGTTTGGCTTTCCACAGCCTACAAGAATAGTTAGAAAAATATCTTATAGTAAAGAATATTGTGTTAATTTAAAAAATTATAAAGGAAAAATATGATAACAAGACAAACATCAATAGACTGCTACAATCAAATTAAGACAGAAGGGCTTTTATCTAAAATGAGATTTAAAGTTTATGAAGCTATTTTAAAGAAAGCACCCTGTACAAGTGCAGAAGTCTTATCTACTATGTTAAGTAAAAATAGTGCAATAACATCATCAAGAGCAAGGTTTACAGAATTAAGAGAATTAGGAGTAATTTATGAAGTTCAGAATAGACAATGTACTATTACAGGTAGAACTTCAATAGAGTGGGATTTAACTGATAGACTACCTATATCTGTAAAGAATACTAAAAAAACAAAGAAACATAGAATAAATGATGCTTTAGATTCTTTGCGTTTATTATATAAAAATAAAGATAGTACAAATGAGGATTGGAAAATAGTTGCTGATTTGATTAAGAGTATATGAAAAAAACAATCAGTAAACTAAAAAAAGAGTTAGACAAGTGGTTTAGTCTTTACATAAGGCTTAGAGATGCTAATGAGTTCGGAATGGTTCAATGTTTTACTTCAGGAAGGGTTTACCATTACAAGAATATTCACGCAGGTCATTTTATGTCGAGAAAACACCTATCAACTCGTTGGTGTGATACAAATGTTCAACCACAATCAGCAGCAGATAATTTATTTGGTCAAGGAGAACAGTATAAGTTTGCTCTACATTTAGATGGTAAATATGGGGAAGGTACAGCTGAAGAGTTACAGTTTAAATCAAGACAAATATATAAAGTATCAAGAGTAGAATATGAAGAACAGATAAGTTATTACAAAAACCTTGTTGAAAACTTAAAAGAAGAAAAAGGGATTTCGTAACTATTTAAGTATCTTTGGCGTATGACAGAACCGATTTATGCAAATAATGAACATAGAGTAATAATAGAAACATACATTACAATGTGTAAAGAATTTGCAAAAGAAGTAAGCACTAAAAATAGATACAATAATTATTTAGAAGTTGTAGATATTATAATAGAATATCATAATAATTATGGAACAGGAACAAAGGAAGAAAATTTTTGGGACTGGTTAATGATTATACCTATAAACTTAGCAGTAGCTACTAATGGTTTCTTTGCTGGAGTAGAAACTAAAGGTAATTCAGCAGTAGTAAGAGCTTATAGAATAGTTCTAGATGAACTAGTACAGAGTACAGTAGATAAAATTGATAAGATAGAAACAATTAATGACTGAGATTTATTTAGAAATATCAAAGCTAACGGATAAGTTTAGGACTATGGCTTACGGACTTACTTCTGATGAAAATGAAGTGAATGAGGCAGTACAAGAGCTTTTATTATATCTGCTTCAAATGAATAAAACAACTTTAAAAAAAATTTACGATAAAGATGGAGTACTAGGAATTACACGTTATGGAGCAGTAGCTTTAAGACGTGCCTTAACAAGTCCTAGAAGTAATTACTATTACAAGTACAAAAAGTATTACACACATATTGACAGTTTAACAAGTGCAGTTACTTATGATGAAATGGAATCAGGAGAAACAATACCATCTAAGCACCTTTACAACCTGCCTAACGAAATAACTAGCAGTTACCAATGGACTAGCCTAGAAAAAATAGACAAAGCCTTAGACAGCTTTACTTGGTATGATAAGAAAGTATTTGAGCTTTATTATTATGAAGGTAATACACTAGACAGCCTAGCAAAGAAAACAGGAATAAGTAGAAATAGCTTATTTACTACAATAGACAAAGTAAGAGTAGAATTAAAATACAAGCTAAGTGAATAAGTTTTTTGTACCTAAAGATATATATGAAGATAGAATAAGTATTTGTAAGTCTTGTGTTTATTACTTTAAGCCTTCAGGTCAATGTAAGAGGTGCTTGTGTTTCATGAAAATTAAAGCTAGGATAAGCAGTCAGGAATGCCCTCAAAAGTATTGGCAAAAGACATCAGAAGTAGAAGTTAGAACAGATATACCTGAAGAAATAATAGCAGAAATATTAGACTTATGGCCTGACTTGAAAACAGGTAGAGCAAAAGACCAAACGGCAAAAAAGAAAATGATAGAGATTTACAATACATTAAATAATACTAACTATGGAACAGGAACTAATTGCGGCTCTTGTATAGCAACTTGCTTTGATGGAATAAAAAAGATATATAAAGAATATTCAGGAAACAATTAATTAATAAAGGGTAAGACCTAAAAGCTTTTAAATTTTAGACCTGAGTAGTAGAGGGGGGGTGTGGTTGCCTCCCCAATACAATTAAATAAAATATTAATAATGAAAATAATAGTAATATGGCCGAACAAGAAAGAACATACAGAACAATTAAATGGATATTGAAAGACAATATTAAAAAGAACGTAAGAGCTTTGTGGACGTGGAAGGATGATAACTTTACTTGCATATATGAAAACTATGATGGAGAAGATAGAATTTATACAAGCTCGCAACTTTTAAAACTTTTAACAAAATGATAATATTTACAATAATAGGAATAATTGCAGCAGTTTTCTTTCTACTCGTTATTATAATGAGCGTAATAGAAGTAAGAATAAAAAAAAGAAAAACAGAAAAACTATTTTATAAAATGGATAAGGTAGAAACAAGAACTGGAGGACTAGCACATGATAGAATAAATGAAAAACAATAGAATCCCAAGTTACTATATTGGAAAGCGTTATAAGATAGAGGCTCGTAAAGTCATAGAGGATTTTGAATTGTCTTACAATGTAGGTACAGCTGTTACTTATCTACTAAGAGCTGAAAGGAAACATGCTAGTCCGATTGAGTGCATACAGAAAGCTATTAATCATTTAGAGTTTGAACTTGATAAACTAAAGAGATGACACTATACACTTGCCAATGTGGAAAGACTAAAGAACTATCTAAAGCTACAATAGTCTATAGAGATGGTGCTTGGGTAGCAAAAGAAGCAGAGTGCGAGTGTGGTCTTTATATGGATAGTATACCAACAGAAGGAATACCTACACTTCAAAGAACAGAGCCTAGCCTAAGCAAGAACAGAGATAACTTATGGAAAGGTGCTAAAGAAAAGCTAGTAGGAGAAAGGGGAATCAATGAATCCTTTGATTAATGAAGTTCGTGATAAATTGTGATAAAGATAAGCAAACTTTAATAAACTATTTAAAGGAATTAGGGAATGACTATTTAGTAGACGTTAAGAAACAAAGAAACACAAGAAGCAATATGCAGAATAACTATTATTGGAGTTGTATAGTACAGGTCTTGTCTAATGAGCTAGGCTACTTCCCTGATGAGATACACGACCTATTAAAAGTCAAGTTCTCAAGTGAATGGAATAGTATTGAAATAAACGATAGGAATGTAGGAATCCAAGTAGTCAAGTCTACAGCTAGAATGGATAGCAAAGCCTTTGAGATATATGCAGACCAAATAAGAATATGGGCAATGACTGAACTAGGTATCAGACTAATGCTACCAAATGAATACGAGTAATTTCTATTATATAATATGGAAACAGAACAAAAGAGGACACAGGAGGGCAAAAAGAAGCTACTAGCTGCACTAGAGATGTCATTAGGTATAGTAACAGAGGCTTGTGAAAAAGCAGAGATAACAAGAAGCCGACACTATGCTTGGATGCAGAGTGATGAAGAATACAAGAAAGCAGTAGATGATATAGATAGTAAGTTTATTGACTTTGCAGAAACAAGTCTAAAGAAACAAATAAAGGAAGGTAATACAACTGCGACTACTTTCTTCCTAAGAACAAGAGGACGTAAGCGAGGGTATAATGAGAAGCAAGAAATAGACTTAACTTCAGGAAATGAAAGAATCAAAATCAATATAAATCTTGGAGATTAAACCTGACTTATTAGAAATCAATCCTCAATTTACGCCTAAACAAAAGGAATGCTTAAAGTATTTATTTGACGATAAGACTAAAGAGGTTTTATTTGGAGGAGCAGCAGGTGGTGGAAAGTCTTGGGTAGGTTGTAGCTACTTAATTACTATGTGCCTTCAATATCCTAAGACTAGATATTTAATGGGAAGAAGCAAGCTCGATTCTTTGAAAAAAACCACATTGAACACATTTTTTGAAGTGTGTACTGAGTGGAACTTAAAAGCTATTAAGGATTATACTTATAACGGCTCTAGTAATGTTATAACCTTTTACAATGGTTCTGAGATAATACTTAAGGACTTGTTCTTATATCCATCAGATAGAAATTTCGACTCACTTGGGTCCCTTGAGATTACTTCTGCCTTCATAGATGAGGCTAACCAAATAACTGAGAAGGCTAAGAACGTTGTAGCATCTAGGATAAGATATAAACTTGATGAGAATGATTTAATTCCTAAGCTACTTATGACTTGTAATCCAGCTAAGAATTGGGTGTACTCAGAATACTACAGACCTGCACAAGATAATACAATAAAACATTACAGAAAGTTTATACAGTCTTTAGTTATAGATAATAACTATATCTCTAAGCACTATGAAACACAGCTATCTCAATTAGATGAATTAAGTAAACAAAGACTTCTATTTGGTAATTGGGAATATGATGCAACAGCAGATAGTTTGATAGACTACAATTCTATAATGAGTATGTTCAGTCAAAAAGGAATAGAAGGTGATAAATATATAACTTGTGATGTAGCACGATTCGGAAGCGATAAGACGGTTATAATGCTTTGGCAAGGGTTACACATTAGATACATAAGAACTATCCTTAAATCGGCTGTAAATGAGGTTGTGGACGAGATTAAGAAACTACAACAGGAGAATGGAGTTAATCTTAGGAATATTATAGTAGATGAAGATGGAGTAGGTGGTGGTGTTAAAGATTACTTACGTTGTCAAGGATTTACAAATAATGCTAGACCTATAAAAGGAGAAAACTATCAGAATCTTAAAACACAATGCTATTACAAATTAGCAGACCAAATAAACAAAGGACAAATTGGAGTAAGTTGTTCAGATGTTAATGTTAAGAATTACATAACTGAGGAGTTAGAGCAAGTCAGGACTAAGGACGCAGACAAAGATAATAAACTACAGATAATACCAAAAGATACAGTTAAAGCTATTTTAGGACGTTCTCCTGATTATGCTGATGCTTTAGCTATGAGAATGTTTTATGAGATAGATAGTAACTTTGGAAGGTATTTTGTGCAGTAAACTAAAATCAACTAATTTCTATTATATAGTGTATGAAAGTTAAAATTAAAAAAGAAGGCAAAGTAAAAGAGTTTAAGCTAATCAATAGTTGGGCAGATGTTACATTAGAATCTTATATTAAACTTATTGAATTTGAAAAAGGTACTAAGACTGAAAATGCTACTGAAACAATAGCAGAGCTTACAAACATTCCTAAGACCTTAATAAAAGAATTAGCTTTATCAGATGTAGTTAGTATTATGAGTAAGATTAGCCAAATGCAAGCTGATAGTGATACAAAGCTTAAAAGACTGATAGAGATTAATGGAGTAAAGTATGGTTTTCATCCTGATTTAGAAAAAATTACTCTTGGTGAGTATGCAGACATAGAGCAGTTTATTAAAGACGGTATATATACAAATCTTCCAGAATTAATGGCAGTACTCTATCGACCGATAAAAGAAAAAAAGAATGATATTTATATTATTGATTCTTATGATGGTGATATAACAATGCGGACTGAAGAAATGAAAAAGATGTCTACAGTACAAGTGCAAAGTGCATTAGTTTTTTTTTACACTTTCGGAAAGGAATTGTGGAGAATTTTGCAATCATTTTTGATAGACAAGCAGAAGGTAATGAAGATGCAGTAGCTACTGAAAATATGGCAAATAAATGGGGATGGTTTGGAGTTATGCACCGTCTATGTAATGAAAAAATAGTAAACTTAGAGCGAATAACAAAACTGAGCCTATTAGAATGTCTGACTTGGCTAAGTTATGAAACAGATTTAAGCTCACAAAATAAAGTAAAAAGAAATGGTTAATAATAAGACGTACAATAATGTTGTAAATACTTTGCTTAGATTAGCTGAGCATCATAGGCAAATACATACAACTTCTGTAGGAGATATATTTGATATTGATTTATCTAAAGTAACTAAGTTTCCTTTACTGCATATTAACCCTACAAGCGTAAGTACTGGAGATAGTCAATTAACCTACAATTTCCAAATCTTTATAATGAGTCAAGTAACAGAGAGAGAAAACTGGACTACAAATAGAAGTGAAATATTAAATACTCTTACGGATGAGTTTACTAAGTTATACAAAACACTTAGTAATGAGCAAGATGTACTTAATGAAAGCTTACAAATAGTTACAGATTTTATAGGAATGTTGAGGCACAGTTCAAGACAATCTTTACTAGGTGTTAATGATATTAACGAACCGATATACTTTACGCAAGACCAATTTAATATAGAGCCATTTTCTGAGAGGTTCGATAACTTATTAACTGGATGGGTTTTTAATATAGGAGTTCTAGTACAGAATGACTTTCAGACGTGTGATATTCCTGTATCTACTAAGGGTGCTGGTTATTAATGAAATGGAGGTTAAGATGGGTAACAGTAGAAATAGGTTGGAAAAAATTTAAAATAACAATTAATTTATAAAAATATGCCAGATTTAGTAACAACAATTAGCGAAACAGTAACACTTAACGGAAGTCTTAGAGGCTCAGTAAACTCAGTAACAACAGCAGGTATCAATGATGTATTTGAAAGGATAGTAACTTGTGCACATTCTCAGACTACTACAGTAGCAGTATTTGCAACAACTCCTCACACTTCAGCAGGAGCTATTGATTTAGATAGAACGAAATATATCAGGGTAACAAATCTTGATGCAAATGCTGAAATAGAATTAGCAATAGTAACTACTGCTTCTAACTATCAAGTAACTATTACAGCAGGTAATTCGCATATACTTAGTCAAGGTGCTGCAATAGCTTTAGCTGAAGAAGATACAAGTCCTAGTTTTGGAACTATGGAAAACATAGCATCTTTACAAGTTAAGCCTGTAGGTGCTTCTTATAATCCTAGAGTAGAAATATTTGTAGGCTTAGAATAGTGAAAACTACTAACATAGAAAATTATTTAGATAGTTTTGGAAAATATGTAGTTAAACAGGCTAGAACTAATTTGACTAAAGCTAAAAAAAATGTAAATAAAGATTTATATAATTCTATTAAATTTAAAGTAGTTCCAGATGGTAAAAGCTTTATAGTAGAATTTTATATGTTAGATTATGGAAAATTTGTAGATAAAGGAGTTTCAGGAAACAAGAAAAAACAAAGCTATACAGATTATGAAGGAAATATAAAAAAAAGTCCAGGTAAAGGATATACAAAGCATGGGCCGCCTATAGATATTATTTCTAAATGGATAAAACGAAGGGGAATAAAACCTAAAGGAACAGGGAGAGGAAGGTCTAAAAAAAGTGGACAGTATATATCAGGACTAGCATATTTTATAAGTGCGTCTATAAAAAGAGATGGAATCAAAAGTCTGAGCTTTTTTCAAAGACCTCTAGGACTTGCCTTAAATAGATTGCCAAAAGAATTTTTAGGAGAGGTAAAGGAAGATATAATTAACAGTTTAACAATAGTAAAATAATGAGTCAAACAATAATAGAACAGCATCCGCTATCAAATCCAGGTACTTTTGATACAGTAATTCCTGTAGGTCAAGAAATTATTTATACAGTATCTAATTCTCAGGTAGTTTCAAGTTTTACAAGAGTTAAATTTATAGCTGAAGTTTATATAAGTAATGGAACACCGCCTAACGTAAGTATGACTAATGACTTAGTAGGTACATTTAAAACTACTCCTAATAATGCTGGAGTAGGTATGTTTAACTTTAGACCTATTATTGAAAGCTTTGTAAATGCTGATAACTTAGCAAGAGTTGGAAGTGCTTATAAATTAGCAGTAAATACTTCAGATACTAATGTACCCATTCACTTAATAGATAGGTACTCAGGAAACATAAATACATCAAGATATTTAGTCGTAAAATTTAAAGTTGAATACATAGATGCTTTAGGTGATTTTGTTACTGACAATGAAAAAATATCTGGTCTTACTGTAATTTTTAATGGCTATTTAAAATACTCTGATGAATTAATATTATCAGGTGTAAATTTTGGATATGACTTATACTCTAATTTTTTACTAGATGGAGTAACTAAGAAATTCTTAACTAATGCACCTACTACTCAATATGCTAATTTAGATGATTATGGAACTGTCGCTTTATTAATGTATAACGCTTACAGTCTACAAAATTTAGATGGTACAGTAAGCGTAGAGATTAAATATTATAACTCTGCTGGTGCATTATTAAGTTATGAAGAAATATATCATATTCCTGCAAATGGTGGATTTGATTATCCTCAATCAGATATACAAGCATCTATTTTATTCTTTGGAATGTTTCCAGGTAATTTACAAGGAAGTAGTACAATGTTTCAAGGTCTTGTTAGTGCAGGAACTATACAAGGAGGATATTATGAATTAGTTGTTATGAATGATTCAGGACAAATAATGTCCTCAAAATATACAGTAAATTTAAACTGTCCTACTCTTAAAGGTTTTGAGCCTATTAGACTTACTTGGCTAAATCAATGGGGAGCTTGGGATTACTACACTTTCACCATGAAATCTATTAATACTATTTCAACAAAAGGAAGTACATACCAACAGCTAGAAGGTTCTTGGAATGAAAGCGCATATAGAATAGATAGCTTTAAAGGTGGTAAAAAAGCATTTAGAGTAAACGCTACAGAAAAAATACAAATGAATACAGACTTTGTAAGTGAAGCAGATTCAGAATGGTTTCAAGACCTTATAAATAGTCCTGAAGTATATATATTAGAAGGATTTAAAACAGATACTACAAACTCATCATTAAATAAATATGTTACACCAGTAAGACTTACTACTTCTAGTTATACTAAAAAGACTGTAGCTAATGATAAGCTAATGCAGTACACTTTTGAAGTTGAAAAAACTAAGACACTTAGAACACAAGCAATATAATGAGCGTTCAATTAATAGTATATCCTCAGAACTATGAAGGTCAATATAATGTAATGTCTACATCTACTACTGAGTTTCTTGTTAATGGTATAAATTTTAATGGTTTAGGAAGTACAGGGGTTTATACAAGTACAGTATCTCCACCTTATGTAGATACTCTTACTAACGCACCTCCTTTGATTGCTAATACATGGTATAGATTTAGAAATAATAACGGTGGAACACCAGATTACCCTTCAGTAGTTTTAAACAGTTTAACTTTAAAATCTATAGTAGGAACAGGAAGTACAGCAGGAGTTTATCAAAAGCTAACTAACTTAGTGATTGGTCAGCAATATACAATTACGATTAATCTTAGTGCAGCTACTACAGGTACTATTGTTACCCAAATAGCAAACGGAACTAATATATATTCAGGAGGAGGTGGTGCTGCAAACGTTACGCAAATAACTGATAATTTTACAGCTCAATCTACTGATAGTACAGTTATGATAGTGTATATTAATACTATTGTCGCTACAGCTACAGTAACAGATATTTCAATACAACCTGTAGTAGGAGCAGTACCTTCAGGGGCAGTTCAAATATTAGGAGATGGACAAGCAATTTGCGACCTTTATGAAGATGAAGATTTACCATTAACTTTAAGTGTAGATGACTTTAAAAATGTAGCAGAAAAAGTACAATCCTATTCTAAGGCATTTAATCTACCTTCAACCAAAAGAAATAATACAATATTTAATGCTATATTTGAGATAACTAGGTCTTATGATGGAGTTATATTTAATCCTTATAGAAGAACTCAATGCGTTTTAAAGCAAGATGGATTTATTTTATTTGAAGGTTATTTAAGGCTATTAGATGTTACAGATAAAGAAGGGGAGATAAGCTACAACGTAAATCTATATTCAGAAGTAATAGCTTTTGCAGATGTCTTAAAAGATAGAGCGTTTAGAGATTTAGACTTTAAAGAATTAGCTCATGAATATAATAGGACACAAATTGTATATAGTTGGAATGACTCAGGAACAGGAATAACTTATACAAATTCAAGTACATCAGGATTTAGAGATGCTTATAGTACAGTTAAATATCCATTCGTAGATTGGAATCACCAAATATTAGTAGGAGGAACTTCAGGAACATCGGCTACATCTGGAAATCCTGAGTATACATCTTTAGAACAAATATTTCGTCCTTTTATAAATATCAAGTATTTAATAGACAGAATATTTGAAGCTACAGACTTTACTTATGAATCAGATTTTTTTAATGAAGCTGACTTTAAGAAGCTTTATATGGATTTTAATTGGGGTGCTGATAATATTCCTACTCTTTCAGTAACTGACTCTACAAATACTTTTAATTGTAATGGAGGGCAAGGAACTCATTTTGCAGGTACAAGTTACACGAACTTTGTTCTTGACCAACTCGGAATAGCTTTCTTTATCTTTCCTCCAAATTACGATAGTACTACTAATATTATTACAGCAACAGCTATAAACGAAACTTATAATATAAATTATAGTTATAAAATTACAAATACAGATACAGTTGCTAGAACTGTAGAAGCAAGATATTTGAAGAACAGTTTAGAATTTAATTACTCAGGTGTTATTACATTAGCAGCAGGAGCTTCGTATATTTATCAAGGAAATCTTAATATTTCTTTAGATACAGGAGATACTTTACAAGCTCAATTTAAAGCAAGTTCAGCAGGAGTTGTTCAACAGTCAGCAGGAATATCTGGAGGAAGTTTTGATGTTGTAGTTATCTTTATTTTAGGAGTTACTAACATTACAACAGACGCTATCCTACAAACACTAAGAGGAGAACTAGGTCAATGGGAATTTATGAAAGGTTTGATGACAATGTTTAACTTAGTAACTTTAGTAGATGAAGATAATCCTAACAATATTATAATAGAACCTTACTCAGATGTATTTATACCTACAGCAACAGCAGGTAATACTTTAGCTAATAGAGGTATTCAGCACGATTGGACTGATAAGATAGATGTTTCAGAAATGAAATTAAGACCTTTAACTGACTTAAATAGAAAGACAATTTTTAAGTTTGTTGAAGATGATGATGATTTTGCTTTTAATCAGTATAAGAATCAAGTAGGAGGACACTTGTACGGAAGTAAGAAGTATAATGCAGGGAACGAATTTAATATTTTAGATGGTGAAGATGAAATAGTAGCAGAACCTTTTGCAGCTACAGTAGTCAAACCTTTGGATGATAATTTTTCTCAATTTATTACTCCTTCAATATATGCTATGAATGATGATGTTGAAGAAGGATTTGAAAACAGTCCGAGAATTATGTATAACAATGGAATTAAATCTACAGGAGCATCTTATTATATACCTGCTCAAAATGGCGTTACTTATGATAACCAATCTGACTTTTTACAATTCAGTCATTTATCTACAGTACCATCAAATTCAGCAGCATTAGATTTTCATTTCGGAGAATGTCAATTAATGACAGGAGTAGGAACTTCAACTGTAAATAATTTATTCAATATGTATTGGCTTCCATACTATGCAGAACTTTATAATCCAAATACTAGGATAATGACAATTAAAGTTAATTTGAGTCCTGCTGATATTAATACATTTAAGTTCAATGACAGAGTTTATATGAAGAATAGAGTATTTAGAGTTAATAAGATTGATTACAAGCCTAATAATTTAGCAACAGTAGAATTTATACTTATACCATAATGCCTTCAAGAGAACCTATACCATACTTAACAGGATTCACAGTAAAGCCTTCTTCAGTTTCAATTCTTGGAGATGTAACATTTACAGACGGAACAAATGAATTAACTCCTAATCAGTTACAATGTGAAGCTTATGGGTACACTTATAACAAAGCTTCGGGTACTTGTTCAACCTTTAGATTCAATACAAATTTAAATGAAGTAGTAGCTAATGAGAATAACAGAACATACGGTACAGGAAACTCAACTGAAACAGGCACTAACAATACTTTAGTAATGGGAGAGAATAATACTGTTAAAGGATTATCTAGAAATAGTATTATAACAGGTAACCAAAATGAAATAGCAAATGGAATAAATAATGCTAACGTATCAGGTACATTAGGAGAAGCTACAGCTGATAACTCTATAGTAATAGGGGGTAATACTGATGGAGATTCTTTAGGTGAAAGACAAAATATAACTGTTTTATTTGGAAGGCAAACTAGCACCTCAGGAAACAAAGCTTCATACATGAATAATAAAACTGACAGCTATTTTCCAGTCCCTGAAAATGCTATTTTATTCTTTCATGTTTATGTAGTAGCTGTAAGGGTAGGAGGTTCTGCTGGTGGTTCTGTTGGAGATTACGGAAGTTGGGTAGAGAGAGGTGTGATAATTAATAAATCAGGAACATTAAGCATACAGAGAGAAAGAGATGCTATTAAAAGCTCAGGAACAGTTACAGGATGGCAGCCTACCGCTGCTGTATTAGGAACTGACTTTTATGTTAAAGTAAAAGGAGCTGCTAATATGACGATAGAATGGGCTTTAACAGTATCATTTACACAAATTAAAACAGGAGTATCATTATAAAAATAAAACTATGGCAGAGATTTTAGAAATAGAAGTTAAGTCTAATATTGGAGCAGTAACTAAAGACGTGAATAAGGCTACTACGGCTACAGAGAAACTATCTAAAGCAAATATGTCTATTGGTGAATCAGGAAAATCAGCCTCAAAAGGTGTAGGGATTTTTGGAAGAGCATTAAAAGGAGTTGGTACAGTATTAGGTGGTTTAGGTATTATTACTATTGTAGCAGGAGCATTTACAGCACTTAAAGAAGCAATGTCTAAAAATCAGAAAGTTATGGACACTATCTCTAATGTTACTACTACTATTTCTACTACATTTAATCAGTTAGTAAATATTCTTATAGATACTTTTTATTATGTTACGCAAGGCTCTAAGAATTTTAGTGCTTTTGGTACAGTTTTAGATAATTTAAAGACTATAGCACTTGCTCCACTTTCTCTAGCTTTTGATGCTTTAAAGTTAAGTATGCAGGCTATAATATTAGCTTATTATGAAGTTAAGGATGCAATAGGAAAGAATCCTTTAGCCTTTACAATAGGTAAAGATGGGGAGTTAGTAGACTTGAATGAGACATCTAAAGCTGCCAAAGAAGTTGAAAGAATAAAGGAGGATATGAAAGAAACTAAATCTGAAATGGCAGACACTCTTAATGGAGTTAAGGATGCTGGACTAGCGATTGTAGATAATTTCGGAGCTGCTATAGATGAAGTTACAGAAGTTTATACTAGAGCATCAGGACAGTTATCTGAAATATCTGTATCAGCTAATTTTGAACAAGCCAAAGCAACCACAAAAGCAGTTAAAGATGCGTTGTTTGCTGATGTTACATTTAAAAAATTAAATGCAGAAAAATTAAAAGAAGCAGAATTACTTAGGCAAATAAGAGATGATGAAAATGAAACATTTGCAGCAAGGATAAAAGCTAATAAAGAGTTAAAAATATCATTAGAAGAACAGCAGAAACTTCAGTCTGCACAAATAGATAAACAAATTAGAGCAGCTCAATTAGCAGTAGCCAGTATAGATAATGATGAAAATAGGTTAGCTTTAATGGAAGCTCAAAATTTACAGCTTGAACTTGAAGAAACTATAACAGGTCAGTTATCAGAGCAAAAGACAAACGCAGTAGGACTAGAAAAAGAGCTATTAGAAACACAAAGAACTTTAAGAGCAGAAAGTCTTTCAGGTACTGAAAGAGAGTTAGAAGAACTACAAAATGCTTATGATATTAAAGTAGATATGGCTAGGAAAGCTGAAGAAGATATAACAGGTATTACAGCTAATTTTGAAGCTGAAAAATTAAGAATAAAAAAAGAAGCAGCAGACAAAGAAAAAGAACTAGATAAAGCAGTTAGAGACGCTAAAGTAGGAATGGCTCAATCAGGATTACAATTAATATCAGCAATAGCAGGAGAGGGAACAGCATTAGCAAAAACAGCAGCAGTAGCACAGGCTACTATATCAGGAGTACAGGGAGTTCAAAACGCATTTACAACAGCTCAGGAGTCACCTTTAACTGCACTAATGCCTGCTTATCCATTTATACAAGCAGGTCTAGCTGGGGCTTTTTCAGCAGTACAAATTCAAAAGATATTAAGTGGAAGTCCAGCTGGAGGAAGTGAAGGAGGAGGTGGCGGAGGAGCAGTACCGAGTACCCCTGCACCCCAAATGATGTCAGGAAACTTTGATATATCAGGCGGAGTAGCACCTGAGCCTATTAAAGCGTTTGTCTTAACGGATGAAATGTCTAACAGTCAAAATCAATTAGCAAATATAAGACGTAGAGCTACAATCTAAAATCAAATAAACTAACTTAAATTCTATTATATACTATGCCTTGCGAAAAATGTGAAAACGGAAAATATAAATGGGGAAAGACTGGCTCTTGTAAATACGATACAAAAGCTGAATGTGAAGAAGATAACAAAGACTATTATGAAGATATGAAAGAAACTAAAATAGTAGAACTAATAATACAAGACGATAATCAAGAGTTGGCAATTGACGCTATATCGCTCGTTACCTCACCTGCGATAGAATCTGAGTTCGTTTTTTTCAAAAAAGAAAAGAACAACTTAACCTTTGCTAAAGTAGATGAAGAAAAGAGAATGCTTATAAGTCCTGCTTTAATTCCTAACAAGCAAATCTTTAGACACGACGCTAATACTGACTCTGATTACTATGTTTACTTTTCTAAAGAAACAGTAAGAAAGGCTGCTGAACTTTACCTAAAACATAACAATCATCACAAGGCAACGTATCAACACCAAGACAGAGTATCAGGCGTTTTAACAGTTGAATCTTGGATTAAGGAAGGAGATAGTGATAAGTCAAAGTTATACGGCTACGACTTACCTAACGGCACTTGGTTCGTTAAAATGAAGATTGAGAATGATGAGCTTTGGCAAAAGATAAAAGCAGGAGAACTTAAAGGTCTTTCAATAGAAGGCTACTTTACTAATAAATTTGAACAAATGAATAAAACAAAAGAACCAACAACAGCAGAAATACTAAGTGCTTTTAATGAATTAGTAAGGGAAGGAAAAATTACTACAATGAGTAAAGCTAAAAGAATGGATTTTAAAGATATGAAAACTGTAAAATCTTTAGAAGCTCAAATGGAAAAGATTTTATCTGATTTGAGTAAGTCTGAAGAAGCAGTTAGAAAAGCAGTTGGAGCGTATGATGAAAAAGATGTAAAAAATAAAGACGCAGAAGAAAAATTGGATAAAGCTTTAGATAAAGTTGTTGCTGAAGAAGGTAAAATAAGAGATGCAAAAATGGAATTAGTTCAAGTGGAAAAAGTTTATGAAAAACTTGCTGCTGCACAAACTAAAACTTACAACTCAAGAGAAAAATCAGCAGAAGCAGTATTTAAACAAGAAGATAAATTTATGTCAGTTTATGGTAAAGGCGAAAGTATTTCTGATAAATTAGAAAATGCTCTTAAAGCAGTTCAACAAGCGGCAAAGGCTTTAGACGTAGATATACCTTTAGGCAAGTATGAAACAACTCTAAAAGCATTCCAAAACATTCCAAGAGATGCATTCCCTAATGTAAATTTTGACTACTAAAATCAAACAGAACAATAACTATTCTATTATATAACAGAACTTAAAACAAAACTATGGATTTAAAAAAGCAAATATTAGTAGCACTTGGTCTTGATAAAGGCGAAGATGTTAAATTAGCTTATCAAGCTAAATCAGAGGACGGAACTATTTTCGTTTCAACAGCAGACGAATTAGCTGAGGGTGTCGATATAAGTGTTCTTACAGAAGATGGCACTACTATCTTATTACCTGTTGGAACTTACAAGACTGATACAGGAGTTACTTTTAGAGTTGAAGAAGAAGGTATCGTAGCTGAGGTTATGGAAACTGAAACTGAAGAAGTAGTAGAAGAAGAATTAGCTGAAGAAGAAGAAGAAAAAAAGTATGCTGATGTAGCAGACTGGGAAGGTATGGAGAAAAGAATCCAAAACTTAGAAGATGCTGTAGCTAAACTTAAAGAAGCTAAAGTGGGTGGAGATGACGAGGTAGAAGAAATGTCTGTAGAAACTGAAGAGCCTTCTACAAATCCTAAAACTATTACTACAAAAGAAGTAATTGAATTTTCAGCAGAAGATGAATTAAAAAAGTTAAAAGCTGAAAACGAAAAGCTGAAAACTGAGCTAGGAGAATTACCTTCATCAGCTCCTTTAGATACAAATAAATTTAGTTCAGATAGACCAACTGTAAGTAAAACAGATTATAGAAAAATGTCTAGCAGAGATAAATTCTTACACGACTTAAACAAATAAATAAATAATAAGTAGAGATAACTCTACATAACTAACTAAAAATCAACAAATTATGGCATTTAATGTAACTAGCTCGTTCGCGGGCAAAGCAGCTGGATTCTACATATCGGCAGCACTCAAGCAAGCAACTTCATTGGAATACTTAACAATGATTGAAAACATCAAATTTAAAAGTAACATACAACGTATGGCAGGCTCAGACGTCGTTAGAAACGCTACATGCGACTATACAGACCACGGTACGTTAGCCCTTACTGAAAAGGTCTTAGAGCCTAAAAACCTACAAATCAACTTAGATTTGTGTAAGAAAACTTTACTTTCTTCTTGGGAGGCTTTACAAATGAGAGCAGGAGCAGGAGCACCACCTCCAGCATCTTTTGAGGACTACGTTATCTCTTACATGGGAGAAATCATAGCTAACGCAACTGAAACTTCTATATGGACTGGAACAGCAGCTACTAATGGAGAATTTGAAGGATTCAATTCAGCAGCAGGACTTTTATTACCAGGTCAAGATGCAACAGTAGTGCAATCAGCAGCAACAGCAGCTTATAGTGCAGCAAATATTATAGCTAACTTAGGAACTGCAGTAGCAGCTATTCCAGTAGCAGTAATGAGAAAAGAAGATTTACATATCTACATGAGTCCAACGACTTATGCTTTATATATCCAAGCAATTTCTGCTTTAGGATATGTTAATGCTTACAACATGAATGGAGATTACGTTCCAATGTATAACGGTTATAAAATTGCTGTTTGTCCTGGAATGATTGATAACCAAGTAAACATTGCTGAGAAGTCAAACTTATTCTTTGGAACTGACCTTTTAAGTGATGCTACACGTATTAACCTATTGGATATGAGCACGTTAGACGGTTCTGACAATTTGAGAATGGTTGCTCGTTACAGTGCAGGAGTTCAGTCAGGAGTTGGAGCTGATATCGTAAGACAGTCTTAATAAATAAATAATACGGAAGGAGGGGGTAAAACCTCTCCTCCCTTAACCTAAAA